ACCTACTTTCAGTTCAATATTTTCTGTTGTTCCTGATATTCTGTAAATCTTTCCTGTAATTGGTTTTTTCACAACATAACCGCTTATTCGTTCTCGACCACCAACAATGTCGCCGATTTCCGCAGGAACGTTTTCGACTTTAATTGTAACCGATTGGCTGTTTTTAATTTCGGTCAGGTGATCTGTTCCTGATTTTGTCAAAGACGATAAGTCCTCTGCGTTCGGATAATCGTAAACTTCTACGATTTCATCGGACTGCGTGTAAAACTTTGTAGTCGTGATTTCGCCACTTTCACCGATGTAAAGGTGCACAACTTGCCTTGCTGTCAATTCTCCACTGCCTAGACAGATTAAGTGGTTACATTTGTTTTTTGATTCCGTAATTTTGAAGTAAGTATTATTATCTGTACTATACTCCAATTCATCTGAATAATCAACAATCGGGACTGCTGAAATATGCACTAGCCTGTCGGAACGGTCAAATCTTATTTGTAATTTTGCATTGACCGTTTTTAACATTTTAGTGAAGCCTGCGAGCATATCCGTATAGCGGTCAAATTGGTAGTTTACGGTAAATGCTGATACCGTGTCGGATATTACGAAAATCGGGTAAAGCATATCTGATGCAACTGACCGCATTACTGCGTTTGCTTCTCCAGAAACTGTTCGATAGGCTAAACCGCTCGGTGGTTCGATAATCTTTTTTTGCAACAGTCCACGCCATGTGTAGCCATCGAATTTTATTGTACTGCTGTCGTAAGCGGTGTCGATTTCTACGTTTTTAGCAAATCCGCCATACTCTGTACCATCGATATAAATTAGAAATTCTTTTCCGTAGCCTGACTTTTCCCATTCTTCCAAAGATAAAGTTAATTCAAAGTCGTTTGTTTCTCCGATTTCCATGTCTAGATTTTTGCTAATGGTTAACTCGCCAATTTCATTGCGGTAAATATCTGCTATTTGTATTTGTGTTCCTACATCCATTTTGGTTCACCCCTTTCCTCGAAAATTGTAATTTCCATTGGGAAACTACCATCCCAAGAAATCGTATTTTGTCCTGCGGGGATTGGGGTAAAAATATAAAATTCTCTATCTTGCAAATTGTATAAATTTACTTGTACACCATCAATTCTAGTTAAATAAATAGTCTTTGCCTTTGTGTCAATCGTGATATACTCGTTAATTCCTACTGCAGTATTCACTTTATACAAAATTCCATTAATCAAAACAGATGGATTTGTACATTTTCCATATAAAATTAGCTTAAACGGAGAAGCGGAAAAGTGAGGATTGACAAGCGTCTGATTTGTCGACCAACTTGCATATCTTGTAGGATACTTCATCGGAAATCGACCGTACTCGCCTGTGATTTCTTGAATTTCGTATTCTTGCTTAGTTTCCGAAATGAAAAATGGATAGGGTGTAACCAATGTTATTTCAGTTTCGCACAGAGGGCAACCACTTTCCCACTCACTTTTTTGACATTCGGTAATGTAACACTCACAATAAAACCCATTGACATATAGTCTGCCTAGTGTTAATTCGACCACATCCTTTTCAGTTATCGCAAAAAAGTTATTCATTGCATCATAATATTCGGATTTTGTTTTTCCAGATACTGTTAAAATCAACTTCTTTTTCGAGATTGCCTTAGTAAACTTGGTAATTTTACCACCATACGACGTGGATTGATTCGATTCATACTCCCATTCGTAGTTAAAAACATTTGCGGTTTGCAGCCTATAGTTCGGTGATTTTAAGTTGATAATCTGATTTGTGGCTGATTGATAATAAATCTCCATTTATGCCCCCCTAACTACTAATACACGCCCGACTTCTCGTTTGTCTAAAATAACCTTTGCATTCGAAAAAGCATTATCTATCGCACCTTTAAAATCGAGTGATGGGTTTCGTGTATTGGTGTCTTTTTCTATGGCATTATCATACACCATTTTTGTTGTGCCTGCAACTGTGCTGTCGATTGCGATTGTGCGTTGCATTGCTGCTACCGCTCCTGATACGGATGCTTTTAGCTGTTTAGACGCTTCTGGCATTGCGTTTTCGAATCCTAGTGGCAAACCAAGCGCCATATACTTTCCGACTTCATCTGCCATATATCGTGATGGGGATTTAATCTTAAGGAACTTTTTAAGCATATCGACTTGCCCTTTTGCTGCCCGGGCCATAGATTCACCTACAGGTTTTATATAATCTTCATACCCGATTCTAAGTCCCTCGGCCATGTATTTTCCTGTTTCATACATTTTAGCAGGTAAATCTACATCAACGCCTGCTATCTTTAGTGCGTTAGTTACTAGAGATTTTAAAGCGGTTCCAATGTCTGGTTTTTTACCTCCAAATCCTTCTTCGATTTTGTCAATCATCTTTTCGCCAAGTTGACTTAAAACGCCATCTAGCTGAGGTGAACCTGTACCTCCTGCCTTTCCAGAAGAAGAAGTCAAAAATGATGTTAAAGCATCTGTTATTTGATACGAATTTGCTCCAACTCCTGTTGCGATTGAAGCTATCAAGTTTGCGCCTGCTTTAGATGCATCTTCGTTTTCGGAAAATGAGGATTTTATAAGTGATGTAATTGTTTCTACAGCTTTTGGAATCGCTGTTGGTGCTTCCGTGGATATTCCTTCTGCTAATCCGGTTACAAATTTAGTTCCAAGTTCTTGTATCTTTGGTAATTCTGTTGTTATTCCTGTCAAAAACTGGCCTGCTATTTTAGCACCGTTTTCGCCAATTTCTGTAGCGTTAGTATTTAGTGCGCCAATGAATGTGTCGATAAGTCCGAACGCTGATTCTACAACTTTTGGCGCTTGCTCTGAAACTTTAACTACTGCACTGCCAAATATTAAGCCGATTGCATTCACAAGTCCTGTTGTTCCGCGGTTTTTTAGTTCTGTGTTTAATATATCCACGTAACTAAGCATTGTTGGTATCAAGTCCTTTGTCATTCCTGTGGATATGCTACTTGTTGCTTCTCCGATAAGGCTGTTTAAGTTGTCTTTTAGTGTGGAAACCATACCATTAAAAGTTTTTGACTGTTTTTCCATAGATTGAAAGTATTTTCCACCTGCTGCGGTAGATCGTTCCATAGATTTTGTAATTTCATCTACAGATATTGTTCCTTTGGAAATACGGTCGTATAAACTTGCCATTGATTCGCCTGTAGATTCGGAAATTTCCTGAAGTGGATTAAAGCCACGTTCTCACGTTGTTATCCTATCGGCTTTTTATCCGATAGTTCTTATAGTTTCCTATAAGGTCGGCGTACATTTTCAGCTTCACCGTTATGTGTTTAGCTGTTCGGCACTCTTGGGGAGATTATATTTATTCACTCCCTACGCTCTACGATGTTACATAGCCTTTCGCGATCTATGTAATTATCTCGGTATTAGCATAGCTGATATAATATTTGTTTTTATAATGCCTATTGTTTTTTATAATAGGGGTAATTGCTGATTGAGAAACGCCAAACAATTTAGCTAATTCAGAAATACTTAGAAATAAAGTTTTTTCACCTGTTTCTGTATTAACAAGTAAAACTTTTTTCTTTCTGCTTTCGGAAATTCTTTTTCTTGCAGATTCGGAAACACTGTGGTTCATCAACGACATAGACCTTTTATTTTTCGTGTATTCCGATTGCTTTTTTCCTAAATTATTTATTCTGCACTTTTCCTTGAATGATTCATCCATCTTCATTCCTGTATTCCAAGGTATATGCTTCTTTTTAAAATGCGTTTTGCTCATTTTCAAGATTGTATTTTTGTCAATATATCTATTAATATTTCCAAGAACATAACACGCTCTAGCTTGACCAATTTCTTTTTTTTCTAGACCATATTCTCTTTCGAAATTGTATGCTTCTTGCTCGTCATCGAAATATTTTACAATCCTATAATCGCAATTATGTTTCTTCCTTATATTTCTGAAGTATTCATTTCTATCCTTCATGGAAGCAACTCTGTTCCCACTTCCTTTTCCAACATAGAACACTTCTTCTGTTTCAACAATAAACCATTCGTAAACATAATATTTTGCTTCAATCATCTGTTTAACTCCTTTTATTTTTATTATATCAGAGTTAAAAGAAAATATCAACCGTATCTTTCACCGATATTGCCGAATTTCTCGTCTACATATTTCTATGCAGCGTGACAGAAATCTATCATTTGCTTTATATCCTCTAGGCTTACCTTACCCGCTGAACTCATTTGACCATATGCGGTAGCTATTCCGTTCATTTTCTCCGCATCGCCCTGTGCAATATCGCCAAGAAGTCTTAATTTCTTCTGCGCGTCTTTTGCTTCGAAGCCATAGTTCATTAATAACTGTGTGGTTTTTGCCAAGTCTTTAAGTTCAAACGGAGTTTCTGCGCCAAGTTTCTTTAAATCTGCTACGATGTTCTTTGCTTTTTCTGCTGATCCTGTCATAACTTCAAACGATGTTGCGTAGTTCTCAATTTCTGCGTTGTATTTCACGCCGATTGCGATACCGCCTGCCATTGCTCCACTTAATGCTACCACTGTTCCTGCAACTGCAGCCAATCCGCGTTTTGCAATATTACCGAATTGTGAAAATCCACTAGTGGCTTGTTTATTTACATTTGCAAATCCTTTAGACAAACCTTTTTCATCGATTTTTGTGTCAAACGATAAAGAGCCATCGAATCCCATATATCCACTTCCTTTCAGATACATGGCTCAATGGCTCGTTTGTATTATTATATTTTAATTTCATTCTCGCACCCACATTTTTTACATTTTAGGAATACGTTGTTGCTTTTTGCGGTATTATCAAATAGCAATAATTTCTGACCGCATTTTTTGCATTTGTACCATGTTCTTGTTATTGGTGGGATTTTAATCAACTAAACGCACCCCCTATTTCTTCATCGCTTACAACTTGCTTTAATCGTAGGCTATTTTTAATGGTCGATAGTCTTGCTCGTTCGTCCTTGTCTTTAATTTTGCCTAAATTCAGTGACCTATAGTTTATTCGTTCTTCCAATTTAAACTCAATTAGATTGTTAAACAATGCTTTGAATTTCCACCAATGCATATATTTTGTAGTCATTAGATCAATATTGTAGCGTTCTAAAAATCCTCCAAGAATATAAGCAGAATCAACTGACCAATTAAATATTGGCGGAGGAAGTATTTCATTTTCCTGTCCTTCTTCGCTTTCTGCAATAGGCTTCAGCTTTTCACCTAACAGGTAAAATTCTGTCAGTGCTTGAATTGCATCTTGTTGGTTTTCAGGTTGTTCTTTAAATATTCCCATTGCTAAATAGTACTTTTCGTTATCCGTTAAATCATCATCCAACATCATTTCAGAAAATTGAATCCAATTGCGATAATCTGTAAATATAGCATATTCCCCACCGTCAACCGTTACAGTTTCGGGCAGGGATTGTGTCAATAAATTCATCGTCTTTTTGGCGTGTATTTCTCGTATCTTTTCGCACGCTCTTTTTGCATTCCTGAAACTTCCTTTTGGCAAAAATCAAAAAAGTTGTCGAAAACTTTCTCGCAGGTTTGAATGTTCTTTTTACCTGCAAAGATTTTGTTTCCTGCATTATCGCCAAAAATATCATCAAACAACTTGTAATATAAATTACAATTTGCTCGGATAATGTTGGCTAGATTTCCATCTTTTGGAAGTTCTGCTTCTGTCTGTGCCAAACTCTCGAACGCCAATTGGTAACGTTCGGCTTGGTCTGCGTCCATTAGGTCTAATTCAAATTCTAAGTCGTTTACTAGCCATAGGCTCATAGGCTCACCTCTTCCTTATGCTAATACTAATGTAACTGCTTTATATACTGCGGATGTTCCAACCACGGTACTAACTGTTTGCGTTGTGTATAAAGCTTTGCTAATAACAGTTGAGTATGTTGCTGTTGGCAAGTAGATTTCTGCTAGTCCATTTGCATCTGTTGTTAGAACGTTTCCATTAATTAAAATGCTTGCTCCTGCAACTTGACCAGATAATGCGGAGATGTTGAACGATACTAAGTATTCTGCACCTGCATCTGGTGTAAAAGAGGTAATCTGCGTTTGCGCTGCGTTTAAAACTGCTACTCCAACTACTCCAGAATCTTTTGCTTTGAACGAACCGCTATAAGTGTAAGCATCCATGCTATCGCCTTCTGCGTCTGGAATTACGGAATATTTTACTTTCCTAGTAATAAATCCAGAACCAGAAACTTTAGTTAAATCTACGCTGTAAATGTATCTCTCTGTGTCGCTTCCTGTCTTTGCTTCATCCGGTATGCTTGCTAAGTCCGTGTGCACTGCATTTGTAGTATCGCAATCGAACGCAAAGTCTATTGCAGGAGAGTAACCTGTTACATCAGTAAGCTCTCCTTCTACATCAACATAAGGTCTTGTGTATTCCTTCGGATTCATCGACTTACTAAGTGCGGTAAATCCTGTCATTCTGTTAATTGTCGAACTTGGTACCTCGAAAAATGCTAAAACCTGACTTCTTTTTTTTAATGCCATTGTTTAATTACCTTTCCTTCCGAAATAAATTGCTAATTGTATTTGATATCTCGCTGTCGCTGAATCACTGTCGAATAAATAACCATTAGTTAATACTTGAACTCCTGTGCATTGTGGGAATGGATAAGTTCCGCTTTCATTTTGCTCTTCAACCCATTCTGCAAACTTTTCGTAGAATTCCGCGTTATCAGAATTTTGATCTGCGCTATCATCATACAGTTCTCTGGACGTTAAAGCTACTTGAAACTGCTTAATTCCACCACCATCAACAAACCGTTTGACATATGGATCGCAAGTTAGTGGCTCGATACTGTAGGACGCTTCCGCGTGCAGATAGTCGATGTTGATTACTCTACCATCATCTAGATATGGACACGTTCCTATCCATGTTTTAATTTCATCAATCATTATCCGACCACCTTTCTATTTTTTAACGCGTATGCTTGCGCGCCTTTAAGTAAAGAATCTTTATGACTTGCTTTCATTCGTTCAAACCACTTGCTACCTCGTTGACCTTTGGACTTTGCGTTTTGGTACATTGTTCTCGCATATGGCGTTTTATACCTAACTATCGCGGATCCGATTGTTGTGCTTAGATTTCCCGACTTTTGCAAAACACCTGTTCGGAATGGAACTAATGGTGCGCATCGTCTTAACACTTCACTGTCTATCCATCCTTGCGTTTTTAAGATTGAATTTTCAAGTGATGGTTTACATCCTGGATTCCATGTTAGCTTTGATGTTACTGTTCCGTTCTTTGTCATTTTAGTAGATATCGTTCCTCGTGGCGTTTCAATAACTACTTTTCTCTTAGAATCCATTACTCACCACCAATTCGGATGTTTGGTATTCCGCCCCTGCGATTGTCAGAATATGATGTTACTCTGAAGCAATCTGCCTTTAATGCTTGCAATGTTGCAATGCCTGTAATTTCTGTTGTTAAAAGTCCTTTTGCTATCACATCGTCACGCTGTACAGTCCAAAAACCTGTTTTGTCTGCTAATGCTAAATACTCGGCAGCAGGGAGAAACTTTTCGTAGTTGTCTGTGCGAATTTTAAACATATCTTTTTGGGTAACCGTGCCGCTAGCCATTACCGTTCCTAAATCATTGTGCCAATTTATTTCCGTGACTTGCGTACGATTATATTTATTTGTCTTTGTGACAGAATCAAAAACTTTGTTATAAACCGTCATATCTGCGTTGGTTAGCAAATTACGCTCACCCCCCTGTACAATAACCCTGTACCACTTAGATAAAATTGCATTGTTGAGTTAATATTAACTGCTATTGGCAAGTCTGTTCGATATGATACGGAATAACCATCGTTGTTTTCGCTTTGGATTCCGTTTCTGCTTTCTTCTACTTTTAACATTTCTGCAATTTCACAACAACAAGATTTTATTTTGTCGGTAACTGTAGCTGCTGCCAAGTTTGGCGCAATGGAATCCATATAAATGGTTGCTTTTTGTCCGTAGTATGGATATTCAGTTTGCGTTAATTTTGCTTTTCTGCCCGATAGGTAAGTAGTATAGTCTGTATATGTTGCGTACATTTTACGTCACCTCAATCCAATCTGCGGTTATTCCAATTATTGCAGAATTAACCGCTTTGTTCTGTGCTACAATTAAAATGCTTGTGTTTGCTCCAATTACAATTGTTCTGGAATCTCCGCCACCGTTCGACCCCCTTGGCACTCCAGATGCTGCCGAATTTATTCTAGTTAACCCAGGCGTTCCAATGTTTGAATATGTTGGCGTATGGAATGCAGAAGC